GACCCTTTGCTCGCCTACGAACCCCTTGCTGCTCGTGAGCAGCTCGAAATAGATTACCGAGGAGAAATCACCTCCTGCTTAGATGATACCATTGTTCCTGATTGTTCCGACCCTTTCCTTATGACCTCTCTCTACCAACATCACACATCTCGCGATCTTCCTTTCACTTCTTATACTTTCGAAAAACGCCTTCAGTATACCGCCCAAAAAAATAACGAGTTCGCCTTCCAAGAATTCTCCCCTCTCTCTGCCGATCTTTTCGCCGCCTTCCTTTCTCTCCACGGTTTGCCATCCACTTCCCCTTTCACCTTCGACCCTGAAAACTTTAAAACTCATGTTGCCGCCGCTGAGGCTCGCAAGTTGACAAAAGGCGCCCCCACCTTAATGCGCAATGATGAGATGCGCGCTTCCCCCGAGCAGTTCATCAATTACGTCATCAGCTCGGTTAAGACCCAATGGAAGAAAAAAACTGAATCCGCTTTCACTCCCACCAAAGCAGGTCAACCTATTGCTCTTTGTCAAGATGCTCTCCTCCTCGCTCTCGGACCCATTGCCTCTTACATTGAGGAACTCCTCGCCCCCCTTCGCCCCTCCAACATCGTCGTCTACAACAAGATGTCCCTTCCCGAACTCAGCACCTGGGCTCAGGAACACGTCCGGCCCGGTCCCGGCACCACTGTCGACGCCACCTCCTTTGATTACAATCAGTCCATGCCCGGTCTCAAGTTTGAACAGGCAATTCTACAGTATTGCGACATTCCCGTCGACCTGATCTCCCTCTACACCACCACCAAATGCTCCTTCTACAACTTCCACTCCACTTTCAAGGTCATTCGTCAATCCGGCGAGTGGTGGACTCTTCATGGTAACACTTATTACATGATGGCTTGGTCTGCCCTCAATTTCCCGAGTCTCGTCGAACGCGCACGCCACCCCACTGCTCCCGCATCTCTCGGTTACGTAGGTGATGATTTCTTCTGTGACGAAATCCTTCCCTTTGCTCCTTTCCAAACCCGCGAAAAGGCCCCCACCCTCAAGGTCTCTTTCCCCAACCCCCCCGAATTTGTTTCCTCACTCGTTACTCCTTCTGGCTGCGTCCGCGACCCTCGCACTATGGCTCTCCGCCTCCAACACGCTGAGGCCTTTTCACTTCTCTCCCGTGTCATTGATTCCTATTTTCTCGAACACCAACTTGGTTACGCCGTCTTCCACTCCTCTCCTGAATCCTTCTCCCCTGACGTCCTTTCTGCCTTTGACTACTGCTCTCGTTTTTATCTAGCCCATAAGACTTCTTTCCTCATTCGCTCCCTCAATTATGTTTCTAATTCTCATTCTACTTTCCGTCTTCTCTTTGAAAAGCATCGCTCTACGTTGTATTCTTTTACCCGCCTCCTCAACAATTTCCACTATGACTCCCTCTACTCTAATCTTATCCTGTTCCATTGTGACGAGCCTAATTCTCAACGTTGTGCTCTACAGACGCTTGAATTCCTCTGCCGCAACTCCCGACGCGCGTCCAGCCATCTCTCCGCCCTCTCCAACCACGACTGGTGGTCCATACCACCTTTCCCACCTTGATCCCGATCGGTTCCCAACCCTCCCCGAATTCACCTCCTTCCTGGGTATCAATTTCCCAGCTCATCTCATCCCCGAACGTTATGCAGATGTTCTCTCCGGTAAGTTGAAGTTCCACCCGGTTTGTCGTTTGTACCGCTCCCCCGTTCACAAGTGTCGCCCCCGCTCCCTTACCTCACTGTCTTCCTACGTGGGTGACGCTCTCTTCACGCTGGCTCTTCGACAGGCCTCGCCCATTGTTAACGACTCACTCGTTCAATACTTTTCTTGCCGTCACTTCCAGGCTTTCCTTTACCTTACCGTCTTCCCGGATGCCCCTGGTTGCCTTGATACCCTCTCTACCCACTTCGAATCTCTCATCTACTACGATCTCGAATTCTTTCTTTCAACTCTCGAGTATTTTGAGAACATCGTTCTAGTTTGTAACGACTCTCACCCCCACCCCGCCAATACCGTCTGCAAACAATGCAAGCCACCGCAGCTTCGACTCTCCCCGTTCTCGCTGCCCCGAAACCCGAACCCTTCTCGGTCATCCTGGTTCGCAACGTCTCCGGGTTGTCTTCCCCATATCTTGAGAGTCTCAACTCCGTCATCATCGGGAAAAACAAACTCTTCGACTCCCAGTTCTTAGCTGGCAACGTGCGCATTATTGACGCCTCGATCCACTTCCACGTTTCCTCCGTCCTGGCCCAGACCAACGATTCATCGGTCGTCTGGTGCATGTACCGTTCCAACCACCCCCTTCAACCTTTCCCCTCCGGGGCCGATGCCTTGACCCAGTATAACTCCGGATCCGCTGTGCTTTCCCTTGCCGGCCAACAAGCTTCTCCCGCCGTCTTTCCCCTTCAGTTCGGTGTGGACGGCATTGCCGATAATCTTTCCCCCAATCAAACCGGGAACTTCGGCCCTCCCCTATTTCGTGTTTTCTTTGACTCTTCTGCTGGCGCTGCGGTTGGTGCAACCCAAATGCCCGCGTTCACTGCCATTGTACGCGGTCACTTTGTGATTGAATCCCCCCAGTGACACGATCTCCCTTTTTCTTCTTTTGCCCGAACGATGTTCCTCCCGGCCTGTTTTACCCCAATTTTCCAGTAGAGCCTTATGCTAACCATCAGAACCATTTGCGCCGTCCCTAT